GAAAATTGCAGAAGCAATTATTGATAATTTTTGTCTGTATTAAGCCTTGTCAGTTAATCATTCTGAGCAATTTTTTTTAGAAAAATTTTTAAGGAAATCTCGACACAAAAAGCCCGCAGGTGACGTGGGGGGTCAACCGCCCGCCGAAACAAAAGATTAGTTCTTTTTTTAAATTCTAGGCAAAAAAAACCATCGACATGCGATGGTTTTTAAATATTTATAAAATGCTGAGGATCTTCTACTTTGTAATTTTTCCTCTTACTTCAGCATAGCTTTTAAACGTAATAATGCTTTGACCTGCCCATTCATTAATTGGATCTGCTATACGATGTTGAAGTGGAATGATTTCAGAATTCCAGTGTACTTCTTCAGCCTCTGTGATTGAACCAAAGCCACCAGTATTATTGGGAATGATCCCGAGTAGTTGTGGAGGTGTACGCATTGCTGCCAATATGTCATCTCTAGTAATAGATTTAACATGAGCAAATTCATCTTTTGCAGCAACTTCAGATACAGGGATGAGCTTTATTCCATTCTCCTTACCATTAGGTGAGTAAAGAAATAAATTACGGAAGTTACCCGGTCCTTTACTGTCCTTTAATGCCTGGCGTAATGTGTCTACATCAGACTCACTTTGTTGTGGATCTGTCAGATATAAGATGAAACCTGCATGAGATCCGTTATTGTAATATTTTCGACGAAATAAAGTGGCAGATTCATTTAGCCATGCAGATTGTAATGCGGCCAAATATTCTGGTACACCATAAACTTCCTGATTGATATCACACTCGCGTACTTGAAATACATTACCTCTCTCAAAGTAATGATATTGCCAGTTTTGAACGATCATCATAAATTCTTCAGGATCTTTAGTGCGTCTCATGAATTTAGCCAAAGGTGTTCCTAGCTTTAAAACTTTCCCTGACCAACTTTTTATCGCTTCAACATATCCCATGCCAAAAACTAAAAAATCCATAACCAATTGTTCAAATGATTTTGATGACATCAAATTATTGGGTTTGAATGCCGATACCAATTGATTTCGCTTATAAATAATTGCTGTCGACAGGTAAGGCGTGCTACGAAAAGATTTGGATAATCCATCAAGACTGATCGGCGGTTCGTAGTACTTTCCGTTCCAATATACTTGAAACATACTCATAAAATCATGTTGGTTCATCACTGGTTCAGGATCACCAAATGTAAAAGCCTGAATACCTTGTGATTGAGTTGTCATTTGTAGAGTCATCAGGATATTTCCATGAAAGATGAATTTTGATTGTTACGACCTTCAAGTGGTTCATTTACAAATACATGCATACATGCCCAAGCAAGATCTGAATGTCCTGTTTCTTCTGATCGAGTTGCTTCAAATGTGAATTGACGACCAGATCCAGTCATCGTTTTTTTGATTGCCATAAAACTGGCAGATACATCGGTCCAGCCTGCATCGAACTCAAAGCGGTCATTTCCAATGACGTCCATCGCTTTCAGTACAAGCATTGTTTTGATTTCTACTGAATAACTAAAAGTCGTTAAAGCAGGAAAAAACTGACGGACGAGTTGGGCCACACCAGTTCCCATGCCTGTGGTATCAAGTCCGATATATGTAACGCGATAATTTTCACAAACTTTCTTGATATAAGCAGCTTGAGCTTTAAAATCCATTCCCTTGAATTGATGACGCTCTAATAATCGAAACTTTGGATAATTTACAGATGGTGGAGCAATAATAACCAGACCTGCTGAATCACCTGATTCTGCTGGATCATAACCAACCCAAACTTCCTGATAACCAAATGGCCGTATTGCCAAAGGCTTGAAATCACGCTCCCAAAGTACCCATGAATCAACCATGCATTGTTGCATGACAGCCAATGGAAAGACGGAATGTCCGTCATCCATAAACATGCACATTAGAAGATTTGCAAAGCTTTCGGCAGAATATTCGAATCGTAATTCTTCAATATCAAATAGGTCACAACCACCACGTTCAGCATCTAAAATTGTGACAATTTGTCGCCATATTTTGTCATCACAAAGCCGACCATCTTTTAATGCGGTATGACTTACGTCAATATTCAGACGTTTATCTTTAGATTTGCCTTTGTTAAATATTTCACCTGTCCAGAAATTATAAGCAGGATGACTTTTTGATGATGGCGTAGAAAAATACGTTTTACGCCAGCGCTTATGCATGGCCATTCCCGATGCAACTTTCTGTAATGTAAGAAAGTCGTATACCCAGAAATACTCATCAAAATAAAAATTTCCATGAAAACCCTGAGCTGTTTTTGCATTTGTACCAAGAAAAATTAGATCGCTTGATGGGCCTTCATCAAAATTTAGTGTTATTGGATCACCAGACAAATCTAAATCAATAGATTCTGCTGCAAATGCTTTGATATATGACTTAAAAACATGAGCTTGAGCTTTTGAAGCTGATAGAAATATTTGATTACCACCACCAGTTATAGCATCTACAAATGCTTCCCTTGCAAAGTAATATGTTGCTCCAATCTGCCGACTTTTAAGAATATTTCTTGATCTCTGATTCTTAGCTTTATACCAATTACGTTGGTAATCAAATAATCCTTCATCAAAATCAGATTGGACTTTTTCAATCATTGCCTGCGTAATAAGATTGCGCTTAGGCATTTTTTTTGGTTTTGCGTTACGATTTTTAATATTTGGATTTATGTCAGACTCATTGCCTTCATCACTAAGATACTTTTCTCGACGTGAATATCTATCTTTCTGACGCTCAAGTAAGTCAATTTCTTTAAAGTCTCCAGGTGTCTTTTTATCGAGTAAGTACAGTGTACAAAGCCTTGCTTCCAATGCCTGTGCTGCAATTCCTTCAGGTGCATCTTTTTCCCATTCGTCCCGGTCTTTCCAAGAGTGAACAGTCTTGTCATTTTCACCAAGATATTTAGCAATGCTACTGACACGCCATCCCATCCAGTATAAAAATTTGGCCTTGGTGCGTGTGTCATAGGTGAGTGCAAAGCGATCGTTGTCTATATCAATCATGTGCAAATTAAATCAATGCACCACAGATAAAGCTTGATGTTGTTTTTGTAGCATCCCCTCTTACAAAGTCTTCGTGTTTACTAATAGTTCAGGACTTTCAATGATGCTCATTATTTATTGAGTAAATCTGAACGGTTTAGATCATGGCAAAGACAAAAATTTTCCGAGTTGCTGTCGAGGGCAATACGATTGACGGTCGTAAAATCGAACGGTCATGGATTGAACAGGCTGCAAAAAATTATAACGTTCAAACGTACGCAGCACGCGTTTGGATGGAACACTTACGTGGTACGTTAGCCGATTCCTCTTTCCGTGCTTATGGCGATGTACTGGCTGTAAAAGCTGAAGAAGTAGAAATCAACGGTGAGAAAAAATTAGCACTCTTTGCTGAAATTGACGCTACCGATGATTTGGTTGAAATCAATAAAAAACGCCAGAAGATATTTACTTCTATTGAAATCGATCCAGATTTCCAAGGTAAAGGCGAAGCTTATCTGGTAGGTCTGGCTGTTACTGACTCTCCAGCTTCCATCGGTACTGAAAAATTACAGTTCTCAAGCATGGTTGCAAAATTTGGTGAAAATGCCCAAAAGAATGCCTTCACAACAGCCGAAGAAACAAAGATCGAATTTGAAGATGATAGTAAAGGCATGTTTGACAGCCTGATTCAAAAGTTTGGTGATTTGTTCAATCCTAAAGTTGAAAAAATGGGGGAAGAAAATAAAACCCATTTTAACGAATTGAAAACTGTTCTTGAAAAAGTAGCTGGCGCATTTTCATCTCAAGAAAAAGCTTTTAAAGATCTTCAAAACAAAAATAGCGAGTTAGAAACCAAGTTTTCAGATTTGGTTAAAAAGTATGAAGATCTCGATAAGAAATTCGAGCAAACCCCTCACCCAAATTTCAAACAACGCCCTGTACAGACTGGCAATACTGCTAATCAGTCTCAAGTTGTTTATTAACGGAAATCTTAAATTATGCGTAACGATACACGTTTAAAATTCAATCACTACACTGCTGAAGTTGCTCGTATTAATAATGTTGGCAGCGCAGCAGTTCAATTTACGGTTGATCCAGCACCAGCTCAAGCTCTTGAACAAAAAATTCAGTTGTCTAGTGAGTTTTTAGGACGGATTAATATTCAGCCTGTGATTGATCAAACTGGTGAAGCTATTGGTTTGTCAGTAGTTAAAACAATTGCCGGTCGAACAAATACGTCGGGCTCTAAGCGTCGACAACCTCAGGATCCGACGGGATTGGGTAAAAATACTTATTCTTGTGTACAAACTGATTTTGACATTGCATTACCTTATAAAAAAATTGATGCCTGGGCACGTTTTGACGATTTCCCTGATAAATGGGCCAGTGCATGTGCTTTAGCAATTGCACTAAACCGTATTATGGTTGGCTGGAACGGTGTCAAAATCTCAGATGATACAGATCGTGATTTGTATCCACTTTTACAAGATGTAAATATTGGCTGGCTTGAAAAAATCCGTCAACGTGCTCCAGAGCGCTACATGAAGGAAGTAGTAGCTGGATCTGGAAAAGTTAAAGTGGGTGCAACAGGCGACTATAAGAATTTGGATGCATTGGTTCAAGATGTCGTGAATGACCTAATTGATGAGGTTCACCAGGATGCAACGGATCTGGTTGTTATTTGTGGTCGTCAACTTCTCAATGACAAAAACTTTCAACTCGTAAACAAAGAACAAGACAACCAAAATGTATTGGCTGGACAAGTATTAATTGGTCAGAAGCAAATTGGTGGTTTACCTGCTGCACGCGTTCCTTATTTCCCTGAAAACGCGATTTTGATTACATCGTTTGATAATTTGTCTATCTATTATCAAGAAGATGCAAAACGTCGCTTTATCCGCGAAGAACCGGACGCAAACCGTGTAGCAGATTATCAGTCTAGCAACGAAGATTACGTGATCGAAGCGTATGAAAAAGTTGCTTTCGTTGAAAACATTCAAATTGTTTAAGGTGAACTATGGGACATGCCCGTAACCATCGCCTACGTGTCTTAGCAGAGCAATCTGCTAAGTCCACAAACGAATATGGCGATATGCGAAAAGATGTTTCTGTCTATGAATTACAGCTTGTTGAATTAAAAAATGACAAGTCTGTTTTATCAAATGTGAAGTCAGAAATTGAACGTGGCCAAGCTAAAGCATTTTTGATTCCAAAATATCTGCCATACGTTGAAGGCATTATTTCTGCGGATCAGAAAGTAAATGACGATATTGTCACTACGATTATGACCTGGTGTTTTGATGCCCATTTGTTTAATGAAGGCTTAAAAATTGCTGAATTTGCTTTAAAGCATGATTTAGACATGCCTGATGCATTTAGTCGTGATACAGCCAGTGTAGTTGCTGAAGAAATTTCAAATTCAGCACTCAACGTCATGAAGCAAGGTCAAAATTTTGATTTAGCTGTTTTACTTAAAGCTGAGTCATTAACTCAACATGCAAATATGCATGATCAAATCCGAGCAAAGCTATTTTGTGCAATAGGTCGCTGCTATTACCTAGCTGAAGACTGGAAAAGTGCTGTCAACTATATGACGAAGGCGATTGGTCGTAAGGACAATATCGGTTGCAAAGAAGAATTACGCAAGGCTGAAAAAGCTTTGTCAAAACAATTAGAAGAGCAAAAACAATTACTCAAGAACACCAATGGCACTGCTGTCGTTGATGATTTTGGGTCAAATATTGTTGCATCTTCTTAACCCTGTGCCCCCCGCACCGCTCGGCATGATGGGGAAGTCAAATGGTTATTTTAATACCCGTTTGCACTGAACCATCATCCACCGAGCACTATATTCAGAGGATGTCATGAGCGGATTTACTTTCAATGCACCAGTAAGTACAGAGAATGAAAGCATCCAAAATGATGGTTTTTTTCCTGATATACAGCTGAACGATGTCCGTGAAAAAGTGCGACTAGACGGTAGTGTCACCAATAAACGTTTAATAGATTCAATTATCAGCGCCATGCTTGAAATCAATGATCAATTGAAAACTTTGAAAAGTAAGACTGTAACTTTTAATGAACTTGCTACCAGTCATATAGCAGGTAAACCCAATACACAGCTTTTATATGAACGAGCAATTTATAGCGCTGTTGCAGCCGATATCAATGAAAAATATCGTTCATATGACAGCACTGGTGATGGTCAAAAACGTGGCCAAGAACTTGAACCGACTGTAGATGATCATCGTCGTAATTTACGCTGGACGATACGAGATCTACTTGGACAACCTCGCTGTACGGTGGAATTAATATGAAAATTATTTCAGCAGAAAAACATCATCGTATCCATTTATACCGCTTTGAACAAAAAGAATTAGAACGTTTAGCTCTCGAAAAAATTGCAAAAGCGTTAGATCTGGATTTAGAAAAATCTAATCTTACTTTGGAGTCACGCCTGATCCAGAAAACAAATGGGATTAATCCGACAACTTATGAATGTGAAGTAAGGATTGTAGAAGATTTGGACTGCAAGGATTAAGTCATGAGCAAAACCGTCACTGCAGTCCAAGGCGACACAATCGATCTCATTTGCTGGCGCTATTACGGCAGAACATCTGGTGTTGTTGAAGCGGTTTTAAATGCCAATCCAGGCTTATCTGATCAAGGGCCTATTCTTGATCTGGGGACACACATCATCCTGCCTGAAGTTTCACAGGAACAGGTCACTGAAACAATTAATTTATGGGATTGATATGCCTGAACCAACGACCACTACAAGTCTTTCAACACTGACATTAAGTGCTGCATCACTCCTGCCATTTATCAATGGCAATGCACTTTTGGGCGCAGTACTGGGAGCTGCATTCATTGCAACTTATGAAAAAAATCTGACCGCCCTTTCACGCCTGCGCACCATGCTGCTTTCGACCGGAATTGGTTATCTGCTCGCCCCTGAAATTACCAGTCGAACCTTTATTACCAGTGATGCCACAGCAGCACTGATTACATCGACATTTTCGTTATTTATTTTGATCAAGGCTGTGGACTG